CTTCACCCGAAAGGGCCAGCCATTAGGCTGATCCACCCCAGATGGTGGTGGGACCGGTACTAACGTACCAAGAGACGCTCGGCTCTCTTAAGACTATACATCTTAACTCCCCATGTGCTTGCACTAGGGGGTCGAGCAATCGCCCGTTGCGGCGAGCCCCCCTCTGTGACCGAGGTCACCCCGGGGGGGGGTCCACAATAGGCTCTTCAGCCTCAGTGCGCACACGCGCAATGTACAGCGAAATCGCATGTCGGAGCATTGACTCCTTGCTCTCCTGAGGAAGAGCAACACCACGAATACGGGTCAACCGACTGTATAAGGTCGGTCCGGAGGAAAGAGTTCCCCCACCACACATATCCTTGTGTATAAAAGTTTTTAACCTTTTGGAAAATTTCCAGTGTATGTCCTCCACACTGTGGAACATCTGTTCCGAGAGCTCGACTGAAGCCGACTCTACCTGGACTGCTTTCCAGAACCTATTTAGGTTTTTAACATATTTGCTAAAGGACAATCGTGCCTGGTGTGTCACCCCCTCAGTGAAGGCCTTAAAAAAGGTCTGTTGACGTTCCCACACATCGAGTAAGGACTCGATTGGCATAAAGCCATAGATCTTATAGATCTGGTCTATAGAGACCGCCACATGCGGCTTACCAGTCACACGGGACACCGGTATTTCCGGATGTTGAACTTCAACAAAACTCAAAATTGAGTCGAGGGAATAAAGACCCTTAGAGTTTTTGGGATCAAAAACTTGCTGGAATTCCAGCCCTTCAGAACGAATGATCCCAGCAATCTGGGAATCCCAAAGTTGGGACAGTGGTGGCGTGTGAAGGGCGCGCCGTACATTGGAATTAATTTCCATTATGCGTATTGCATACGTGAAGAAGGTCATGATTGGCGATCGCGCCACAAGCCAAGTCAAGAACCTCAACTCAGCTTGGAACAATCGTTCCATCTCCGGAAAGGAGAAGGGGAAATTGAGCCCTCCAACAGATGTTGGTAAGAATATTGGATTGGAAAAGGCCAATTTAATATCCTTTGGGAAAAACCCAGACACAAACATATTTGTGTATGTCAGACGTGCGTTGGACACCGCACATGAGAATTGCCGATTAGGCATGGTCGATTGGACCCATTGCAACTGCATATAAAGCATTGCCCCTTTTCCAATTATGGAACTTCTGTTATCAGAATGATAACGGCAAGATGCCGTTAAAAGCTTAGGCTTAATCGTGTCGAGATAAGACACGGTTGTACCTTCAAAGAAGGTGTGGTTTTCAGCCAAAACACCGTGTACCTTGGAGACGGTGTTCTTCCCTGGGGAAGGTCGTGCATTTGATGCACGATATACCAAATTAAGTAAGGGGAATACCCCAGGATATTTTGTAAATTCCTTTCGGTCATCACCGACGATACAAACGTATCCTGTAGGGAGGGCACCCATGCAGGAGAATTTCTCCAGATCAAGTATTTGATCGTCATGATTTTTCATGTGAACCAGATAACCGGTTATTTCTGATACACACAAGTTGTACAGCGATAGTCCCATAAAGGACATCGGCTCCCCCATGAAGCTTCCACACAGGTGGTGGCCCTTATGTAGGGCTCCATACATGTCTCTGAATAGTATGGTATGGTCTATCATGACCACGTTCAATAACGAACGCAGGGGATGCCCTAAGGTTAACTTCCTTGAGAAGAACCCAAGCCACATTGACTTTAATATCGAATGAGGTATTAGATCCGTAGCTCGCGACAGATCTGTACTAATTGAGTACCAGTTCGAATCGAACTTTACCCCCTTAACTAGTTTAAGGAAGTCCCATAGAATATAGGACGACTTAAGGCCAAGGCCGACACGGCCATCAGAACCTAGTACTTCCGCAATCGGATGCCGCAAAGCGGCTTGTAATATTACTAAGAATGCTTTATTCTTCGTGAGTGTCCGGGCTTTCCACCCGGGCTCCTCAAGCACCATCATTTTGGCTGGGACACGTTTGTCCTGAACCCAAACCTTAATACCGGGTTCGGCAAAAATTGCCAAATCCTCAAATAGGGGATTCTTGCGTATGCCGCAAAGGTCCTCAAAGTGACCGTACTTAAGTGACTCACTCCACGCCCAAAGGAGGATGATGTCACCAAGTGTCTCATTATACGAGACGTATCGTGGGTCCTTAAGGAGAGCGACGATATCAACATTATACATGTTGAACCCAAAGGGGTTAGCATCGGGTAAATCCCATTGCTTCCCGAGATTAACCTCGGGATTAAGGAAAAAATCCCTATAGGCAACATTGCCAAAGAACAATGGTCTTGTCAGGGAACCGGAGGAGGGGATCTCCCCTTCGAGAATCCTCACCGGCTTCCCCGACCCCGCCCTTAGGCGGCGGGTCCGTACGACCCATGCTACTCCTTCGGAGTAAACCATCCTTCCAAAAGGATCATACCCAATCTCAGGTATTACGGCTAATAAGTTAAGCCGTTCATCGATTCTTACTCGAAGGAGGTCATTGACCTCTCGTACGACATATGATGCTGTACCTCCGTCCTCGACGGTATGCTCAAAACAAGCAGTAGCATTAATGCTGCAGTGGGTTTCCACTGGGAGACGGTCGAGGCGCGTTGCGACCCTCTCGGCAGCCCTACGAAAGGCTTCGACCCATAATGGGTCCAAGACTACAGGTTGAGTCAGGATACGAAAGGTATCCAAGCCATCTTTATTAGCAACCTCCTTTGAGGGGGGAGGAAGCGCTCGGGCGAAACCACTCATAGTGGCTAATGCATGGACATGTGTCTTATTTGGACTGAGCCATTGAGGCTCTCTGAACCCACGAAGGGTTCCACCAAACCAGGTGAAGACTTGAAATTCAGGTCTAGACCCCGGAAGGGGGTCTATTCGGCGAGGCTTCTCCACCTCATTGGAGAATGCGCCGTAATATACTATCCATGCGGATAGACGCTTAATTAGCGTAATGGTCCTTGGGATCCCTGGCCAATCTGGCCGGCCTTGATCGTCAAAAATGACTTCTTCAAAGCACTGGCGGAAAAACCACCTTTTGAAGGAAATTCCTTCAAGGAGAAGCTCCTCGTCCATTCTGAGTGCGTCGTCAGTCAGAACGGTGTTCATTAGAACTGTGGTGCCAAGTGCCCTCCATGCAAATAATGCACGATCGTATATCCGATCAAGGCGGGACTCTTCCTCGTCTCTGGCCTGGACCAAACGGGCCCATCGGTTAAGAGAACCGATCATGCAATCAATAAATACATTGCGTGACACTGGACTCAGTGTAGATAGGATTTCCCTATCCCCAGGCGGCAAATTGCGTCTGACCAGAGTCTGGTCCTTAAGGCTCCTGTATTCAGTGACCAAAAGGTTAGTCCAAATTGAGACTAATGCCAAACCGGCATACCTGGAGGAATCCCTCCGCACTGCATCCTCAGATGCGTCCAGGAACATTGTTCCGGCCATTATTGGTGAAGCAAAT